AGGAAGGGTGCTAGCTGCTTCTATAAATTCAGGTGGTAATTGTCTTACTGATTGTACTTCTGCCATTATGCTCTTCCTCCTGCCTCTAATTTTTTCATAGTGTCATACATCCTTTGTGCTCCTAAATTAACGTCACCGTCACCAGCACCTCTTACAGCATCTGCTGTAAACACAAATTCGTTATTTGACAACATCGCTGGGATGTCATCTTCTTTTTCTTTTATACCAACTGGAGGTATAAATCCACCAGTTTTTCTAAGATCTAACTCTTTTACACCTCTAGGGTTTTGTCTTACAGGTAGACCCTCGATACCCGCTGCTTGCATAGCGTTATCGCTAGCAGTATCACCTTGAGCTAAATTTAATCTAGTTCCGGATTTATTCATGGGTAATAATATTCTGGAGCCATCACTTTGTTCAAATACTCCAAAAATTTTTCCACCTTGTTTTACAGTAAATAAAGGATCTCCAAAAGGAAGGCTATATTGAACACCAGCCATTTTTCTAGGTGTTCCCTCATCAAAACCTATTCTACCGCCTTGTGCATAGCCTCCAGCTCCAGATGCATACTCAGAAACGTCTCTATTTACTTGAGCTTCAAGCGCTTCTGCATCTTCAGTGCCATCCTCTTTTACAAAGCTTTTTAAATTTCTATATCCTTGTCTTAAATAAGTTTTTAGAGCATCAACATTTCGAGTTGCTTCAATAGCTTCTTGATCTCCTGCTTCTACCCCAGCTGCTAAAGTTCCTAATAAAGAACCTCCCGCCATAATTTTTAAAGTTTCTCCAACACCAAGTTTTTTAGCTGCTTCTTTTGTTACAGCATCTTTAGCTGCGCCAGCAGTAAATAAATTACCTACACCACCAAGACCAAATATACCTGGCGCTCCTCCCGCTGGAACCATAAAAGATGCTCTACCAAATAGACCACCTATGCTTGTTCCTGGTATACCAAATGCAGCTGCACCTATTAAAGCAGCTTTACCGATATCAGATTTTGCAATCTTTTTTACAGTTCTACCAACTTTTTTAACTGCTTTTTTAATACCGCCTAATAATGCTTGCTCTCTGGGCACGACATCCATGATGCCTCCTCCCATACGTAATTGTCTTTTCATTTGTCCTCTTGTTATTGGCATATTTAGTTAAATCCTTGTTGGCAGGCTTGTAAATCCTGAATTTATTAATCTACTTGGTTTTAGGAAATAAATCAAGACTTGGCATAACTACCAAAACATCCCTCCTAATATCCTCTGGAGACACACCTTTTGTCTTCCAGTCCTCTTCATTTTTGTACTTTTCTCCAGTCTTTTTGTTAGTTATGGTCTCTATTATCTTTTCTGGTTTTAGTTCTTTCATTACGTGGTTACCTCTCTTGGCTGTATTTGTAATATAGAAGCTATAACGTGCAGCTCATTCGCGTCACTAGCTTGTACCTTTAATATCTCACTCTCCTCCACCACAAGAGGTTGAGTTAAAAGTTCAGTTGTCGTATTGGTTGCTATGGTCTTGGTTTTAAATAAACTAAACACATTACCAGAAGCATCGGTTAAAGTAACATCTAAATTACACCCAGAACCAGAATCGTTAGATACTAGTATTGATTTTACCAAAGCAACATTAGCACTTGGAGTTGTGTACAACGTTGTGTTGTCTGTTGATGTTAAATCTACCTTTGCGTTTACAAAACTATTTGACATTAATTTAAAAAGAAGTTTTCAGCTTCTACCTCATCTTTTAATTCTTGTTGAAACGTTGTATTTAATTTTTGTATTATAGCATCAAGATCTCTTACTTGTGCATCAGCCACGTCTTGTCTATATTCTTTACTAGGTCTTGTTAATATTTGTACTATCTTTGCCATTATCTTCTACCATCTGGTTGTATGTCTAATCTAAATCCACCAAGCTTCCAACTTTGTGCTGCGGCGGTGTTTGCAACTTTTAAAGATACCGCTCTAGCCCTAGCCCTTGTATCAACCTTTTCCGTTGACGATGAAATTGTGAAAGGACCAAGAGATGAACTTGCTTCTGTGTTATTTGGAAAATTCCTTAAATTTAAAGTTATTTGTGTATTACCTGTTTGTGATAAAAAGTCAGGGATAAATCTTCTAATCTTTGCAAAAAATTCACCATCACCACCTTGACCTATATCAAAGTCTCCTGACTGTATGTTAGAAGTTATTGCCGTTGTTGCTGTAGATGTAACTTGGTCTGTGCCAGTTTCATGTTCATAATATATTGTACAACCGTCTGTATTACCAACAACATCATAAGAGTTGTTAGAGTCAGCATCGTAATCTGTAGCGTGAGGTTTTCCAAAAACAGCAGAATCTTGCCACGTTGTTCTATCTAGTGTGCCTGTTGTCCATATTGGTCTTTGTGGTGAAGACTCAAAATAATTATATGTTACTACTCTGTCAACAACTGTTGATCCAGAAGAACAATAAAACCAATTAATTTCACCAAACAAATTATTTAGTCCAGCATTTATAAGTTGATTAGCTGTGGTGTTTAAATTATCAAAAACAAAATCTTCAACTAAACATTGTAAAGATTGTAAAGCACCAGCGTATTTAAAGAATCCATTTTCTGAAAACCAATATGCAGCTCCATCAACCTCAATAGCAGCGTTTTGTCCTATCAATCCACAGTTTGTTCCCACTTGAGCAAAACCAAAAGTAAATGGTGGACCAATAAATCTTTGTGTAAATAAAGCCGTGTCAGTCCAAACATAAATTGCATCCCGACCTCTAACTGCTCCCATAATTCTTGAACCATCTGCAAGCCTCTGTGTGCCGGCTGTATTCGTTGCTGTAGGTGTATAAGAATTAATATTTTCTTGATCAGAGAATCTAATAAACATTTGATCTTGTGAAGATTGATCTCCTATTGTTGTTTCTGTTCCAAAGAATACTAAGTGTCTGTCCGGTGTAGATACAATCATGTCTCTCGATGCTGTTGGCGCACCTGTAATAATTGTAGCTCTGGTTGCATTTGCAGTAACTGAATCTGAGTCCCATTCAAAAACTTGTCCGTTATGTATCAATGCAATAATCTTACTACCAAAATTATCAATAGACCAAAGACCTGGATCAATAACTAAATCTCCAGATGCTGCCTCGCCCCACGCTACGAAGTCTGAAGTATTTGTTACAGTGGCTCCGTCTGAGTGTGCAGCTCTTGTTGTGTTTCTAACCGCTCTTGTAATTCCTGTTAAGTTGTTGCCAGAAACTCCTGTGTAAGATATTTCTTCTGTTCCTACTTTTATAAAGTTTGTCCCTGCTGATGGAAAGTTTGTTGTGCTTGTTAACGTAATAGAACTTCCTGATCCTCCTGTTCCATTAGCATCATTTAACAAAGCGCCATTTAAAGTTGTTGTTTGTGGGTTTGCAGCTTCACCGCCCCAAGAACCTAAGCCCCAACCAAATCCAGGTAATTGTTCTGCAGGTCCAACTGGATAATATATTTGAACTCTTATACCTCCAGACGTTGTGGCTCCAGATCCAGTCTCATTTGAAGGCATTGTAATTGTAATCGTTGTGTTAGTTGGTGTACTAACAACCATAAATTTTTTATCGTCAAAATCAGAGGCGCTGTAATTAGAGTTTGTGATAGCTGTAAAATTATCTAATAAAATTACATCACCAGCGTTTAAGCCATGACTCGTAGAAAAAGTTATGGTAACAGTTGGAGATCCATTAGTTGTGCTAAAAGCGTTAGTTAAAGTTGTAGTGGATTTAATTGGGTGTATATCATAAAACACTCCGCCTGAGTAAGCATACAGTATTCTGTTAGTTCCTATTATAGAATATTTTATACCACTACTATTTACAATGTGATGCATAGCTCTAGCAGCTCCAGTTATTTTATCAGTTCCTAGTTGCTGCCACCCACCTATTTTTTCAGGTGAGCCATATCTAAATCTAACATTATCACCGTCAACCCACTGTCCTTCTGCTTGTGTTTCGGTAAGTTGTTTATTAAATCCAGGTAAAAATTGTACTTTTCGTAAAGCCATAGTGAACCATTATACTATTTTTTGATCAAAAATATAGTCCATTTATGGACCTTAATCAAGGATGCTACCAGACCCAACTTATGAAAGAATATCTTTTTCCTTTAGTTACGGGCTCTACTTTATGTGGATATAGAAAAGAAGATGGAAATATTATTAAATCACCAGTCTTAAAATTAATTCTTTTATCCTCACAGATAATAAAATCACCACCTTCATAATTATCGTTTAACACTCCTAAACAACTTAGTATTGGAATACCTCTTGTTTCTCCATCAAATAAAGTTGTGATATGATCACAGTGTAGAGCCATCTTTTTCTTACTATGATATCTATTATATCTTATTAGTGAGTATCCAGACCAACCTCCAAACCACGGCATATCTAAACCACTAATATAATTTTTAATACTGTGCCATAATCCATCCATGATTTTTTTAGATAGTTTTAAATTACCAT